ATGCGCGTGATTTTGCCACGTGCTGTGCCGCCGCTGCTATCCCACTCAACAAAATCGCCAACCTTCACGCCGTCAGGAGCAGCACGATTCATGCTGCGCTCACCGGTAGCTTCTTCGAATTCCATGGGATCGTAATCGTGATCGGACAACCAATCGCGGGCTTCTGCAGCCGTAAAACGGTCAGCATCAAAACGAATGGCTTGCAACTCTGACGTTTCATTTTTAACACCATAGATGGCATCGATGCCAGCACCGAATTCATCGTTGACGCGTCGAATGCGGTCATATTGACCGGGGTCAGTTAAACGAGCAGCGTGCTCATTTGGGTAGGGGCGTTCATCCGTTAATTCATCTAGGGCACGCTCACGTGCTTTTTTGATGGCTTTGGATTTCATGTTGCTCCAAGATTGACCGGAGTCACCGCCCCATGCCGCCCATGCTACGCGACCAGGCGAGGGATAGTCATCACTATCAGGGCGAAAGCCTTTGCCTTGTTTGTCGACCTCATGGCGTGCGAACCATGCAGCCATGGTGATTACGGTTTCAGGGCTTAACTCATCGCCGCTCAAGATTTGAGTAGCGCGGCTTGCGGCAACGCTGGTGCCACCTGGGCGACCCTCCTGCTTCCATGCGCGATATCGCCGCGCCTCGGATTTCATCCCTTCAGTAGGGGATAGATCAATTGTTTTGTCGCCGACCTTAGCCATTAGTTGATGTCCTCTATTTCTGGCTCATCACCATGGTCTGCTGGATGCTCTGTTGGCGCAACAGGCAATGGCTGACTGACGCCATTGTTTGAGACTTGCGATGGATCCGTGTCGAGGACAATTCCCAGTTCGTCTGCCACGGCAAGTTCATGCTGCCGTTGCCGCATTTGGTCCTCAAAATCACCACCATGCAATGCAACCACTTGCGAAAGTGTCATAATCCCAGATCGGATCATGTCCTTGTACGCAGCCGCTTCTTTCTGCGGATCAACAAACTGCGCTGCAGGTGCAATCCACTTTGCGTCTTGATAACGCTGCGGGCTGCTGTCAAAACCAGGCAAATCAAGCACCTGTGCCATCACCGCCATTTCCAACCATTTGTGATACACCGGCTCGCACAGCGATTCAATCAAATATTGCTGCAGCGTCTTGTAATGCGTTCTTGTTTCCAGCAGCTCTAGACGCGAAGAGCTGTAGTTGCTTTGTGAAAAATCACTGCTGACTTGCGTGTAAGAACAGCCAATCCCTGCCGATACTGCTCGCAGCATTTGCTGAACAAAAGGAGTAAAAGCGTCATCAGGACGATTGGGTGTGAAGAATTGCATCTCCTCACCAGGCGCCAGTCGTCTAATGCTCCCCGGTGAGAAGTCAAGGACAGAGTCTTGATCAAACGTGCCATCCTCAAACAGCTCTTGGTCTGGTGTTTTAACGAACGCCATCATGCTGCTGCTTGCTCGTGCAGCAACAATCTCAGCCTCCTCATAGCCAGACAGGTTGCGCAGCCGCAGAATCGCAGTTGCAAAAGCACTGATGCCCCTTGTCTGCCCAGGACGCTCAATTAGATAGAGATGGATGATGTCATCAGCCGGTATGCGAACACGCCTTCTGGCGGCTTTCTGTGCATAGCTGAACTGATAATCGCCAGGGTGATAATCAAAGAAGTGATAGGCAACGGGTCTGCCCCATGTGTCAATCTCCACGCCCATCCGTATCTCGTTGCCATTTTTTGCAACACCACTGAAGTCATCATCAAGCAGGTCTGACTCAATAATTTCTAGTCCTAGCGGCACTCTGCTGCCACCAAACGTCTGTTTGACAAGGCGGATAAACACCTCGCCAGATTCCAGCATTGACGTTATGCAAAGACGTTGGATGTCATACCAGCTCAACTTGCCACCGCAGTGACAACGTTTTGCATTCATCCAATAGTGAAATTCATCTTCAATCCGTCGATTGATGTCATCAGCCAACCGCCCACCACGCTGCATCCGCACCTGTGATTGGTGGCATATGCCAGTGCCGACCACATTGTTTTTGACAGCACGCAGCGCCGATTTGGCAAAATCAGAATCACGCACCAATTGACGTGCGCGGTTGCGCAGCATGCGGATGCTGCCGCGTATCTCGCTATCAGCCGATGTGGCTTGGGAGATCCAATCAGAAGTGAGCCTGTTGTTCTGCGCTGCTGCATAAGCACGCTTCAGATTTGCGTTGCGTTGGCGGCTCTCCTGCAGTTGTCTGCGCAGCGAATTTGTACGACCAAAACCAAAAATTGCCATTAGATGAACCTCACTTTTGCGAGACCGGGATTGCCAAGCCCTTGCCGAATCTTCTCGCGCTTGCGCTCCATAGCGATCTCATTCTTCAAATCATCACGCAATTGCAGCAACTCCACCATTTTGTAACGACGCAACGTACGACCCCCAATCGAATATTCCTGCACCATTCCACCTTCTGCCAAGGTGCGGATTGCAGCCTCGACATGCGTAAGGTCAATTTCTGCTCGACTGCGGTCATCAAATGCATTTGGAGTGCCTGTATATAAAGCAGTTGCTTTGACAGTGAACTGACCGCGACCAGCAGTGTGCTGCAGCGTGCTGTGCGTCGCGATTGCCTGCCAAGTCCATTGACCGGCATCAAAGCCTGTTGTGGTGGCGGCAGGAACAGTGATACGCCAACCGTTGCCCTCAGCAGTGCCAGTGATAACAGCGCCTTCGTTGTTTTTGTTGAAGCGTGCGTACCACCTCAGCGTGTAGGTACCACTGTTAATGCTGTTGCCAACTGAATCCTTAAACGCAGGCACGTCAAAGACGACCGTATCGCCTGCAAAGATCAAGTCAGGGACAAGAATGCTCACCAGCTTGTCACAAATGATTGTGCTTGCCTTTTGAGTCTACGCTGAGGCGGACGGTATGGCGACTCCTTCGGCTCCTCCGTCGTTTGCTGCATTGCGTCAGCACTTTTTGCGGCATTCTGCACGCCACGCTTGAACTGCTCAAAAATCGTGTTGCGATTGAATCGCATGTACAAAAAGTGAAGTGCAGCGTAAGAGTAACAAAATGTATCTAACGCCTCGTTGCGATCACCAGCCCTTTTCTTCCATTCCCGAATCGCAAAACCCTTGACGTAGCGCACGATCTGACGTTCTGACGTGAGTTGCTTGAAATACTCTTGCCCTGCCTCAGCATGGAAATGAATGTATCCAGCCCCAATCTCATTGTGCTTCAACCTGCCGAACAGTGTTGACTTGATCGTGTCACTACCAACTGGAAACACCTCAGCGGAGTTTTTCAGCACCTGACCCTTGTAGTTGATGTCAACCTTGGATGGCTTGCCAATCGGTGGCTTGTTACGCACAGATTGACCCTTCAACGCAAATACACCTTTGCCTTTTCGTGTTCTGGCGTATGTATAGACCTCGCTAGTGTAGTGACCGCCAGAGTCAACACCAATTGCAGAAACCTTGACCCTGCCACCATTTGCATGCGGGTAATCACGCAGAACAACATCATCAACCTGCTCCCATAATTTTTGTCCCGCTGGATCACCGTAAATCTCTGTATGACTAATTAACCAACACTCTTCACCTTCGCCCCATGCATACAGACCAATGGCAACCCTGTTGTCCTGTACATCAACACCAGCCGTCAGAACGCTTGCGCCAACTGGAATCTCACCCGCTGGATAAAACTCAGCACGCTCGCTAAGACTATCAGCGCCAAGCTTTGCACCTGTTTCCTCCTCCCACGTCTCGCCCAACACAGTATTGACAAAAGTCTTCAGTAACGGCGCATCGTTTTTCGCACGTAAAAATTCAGCAACAATTTCCTCCCAGCTCTTCCAGCCCAAAGGCGAATACAGAGAAGAAAGATGAAATCCAACCGTCCGTTTGTCTTGACTCGTTGCTGTCGAACGCCATTCTCCTTTGCGAAGCATCTCACTTTTAAAATGCTCTGGTATGTGCGCCCCGCAAGCCTCGCAGACATACGCAGTAGTCTTTGGATCACCGTCACGCCACTGCAGATTCTTCCACTGCAGCCATTGCATATGACCGCAATGAGGACATGGCACAAAATAACGTCGTTGATCAGACGCCAAATACTCCGTCTCAATTCGGCTTGTATCTTTTACCGTCGGCGTTGAAGTAAGAATAATCTTGCGTCTTGAAAATGTTGACGCACGGCGTTCAGCCAGCGCACAAGGGTCGCCTTCACCGTCCACATCGCTCGGGAAAGCATCAACCTCGTCAAGTAGCACCCAGCGACAAGGAGCAGAACGTAGCCCCGTAGCAGAGTTGGCACCCGTAAGCAGCAGGATGCCACCAGGGTATTCCTTGCTGAACATCGTGTTGCCCGAATCCCTGCTTCGAGCAGGAGCGACCTTGTCAGCAAGGCACGGGGTTTCATGAATCAGTGAATCCAGGCGCTGCTTACTGAGCCTTTTAGCCATCTCAATTGTCGGCTGCACGAAAAGTGCTGGTCCCGGCGCATGGGCAATCATGTAGCCCACCACATTGTTGATGCCCTCCGTCTTGCCAAGCTGGGCGCCAGCCATAAACACCACCTTTTGCACCGACGAGTTCGCCGACATGCAGTCCATGATCTCCTTGAGGTAAGGAGTCCTTTCGGTACGCCACGGACCCGGCTCCGCACTCGCCTTGTTTGACAACATGCGGTATCGATCAGCCCATTGGGAAACGGTCAAATTTGGGTCTGGCTTCAGCCCCTCGCGAAACGCACTGCGGTAAGCCAAAGCTCCGTCAATCATTTGACAACCTCCTCGCCTGCATTTGTCAATGCTTCCAACGCTTTGCGGATCTCCTCGCTCAATGTCTGATGGATGACAACCGGGTC